GAGGATATGTACCAGCGGGCCTTGAAAGCAGAAGAATTGCTGTACCGTTTTTATATTGACCGGGACAAGAAGGCGGAAGAGGCGATTATTAAATTTGTGCAGGATGGGCTTGATAAGGAGGGTTTATAAAAATGCAACAGATAAAATTAAATGAACCAGAAACATTACCTACGGACGGAACTATAGTGTTGCTGTTTTTACATGATGGGACGGTATGTAATGCGTTTTTCTCAAATTTTTCTCCGACAAATGACGCAAAAGATGATGGTGAATATGATTGGGTATGTTGTGAAGATCGCTTTTTGCTTGACGGGCATGATAGCCACTTGATTAGAGGCTGGCTACCTCTGGCATACTTTGAGGGGTTTGTATGATAACTTCATGTAACCACAGTGAGAATATTATTTGCGGTTCTTGCCTGATGAAAAACCACCAAGAGAAGCAGGTTGCTGAAAATTTGTTGCGCGGCGAACTACTAAGACGGACGTTGCCGTATCTGGAAGCGTCTTTGCTCGGGAGGTTATATTCTGAGATGCAATATGCGCACAAGAATAAAGCCTTACACAAAGCACTTGAGCAAGAATGCGGAGAATTGGAAACACTAATTGAAGAGATAAGGGGGACAATATGAGTGACAACAAAACAGTCTACAGAGGAAAAGATTACCCGGTGCATAGTCCCGGCCCGTGGTCGGTTACTGCCGGAGTTGTGCCGGACCGAAAAGGCCGGTTGATAGTAGAGGATTGCAACGGCAACCCGGTATGTGCAACCTCTGCCCGTGGTGTGCAAGGGCGAGTGCCGATCATGGAGGCCAACGCAAAATTGATTGCCGCTGCCCCTGAAATGCTGGAGGTGTTGCGCTGGTTGGACAACGAAATGGATTGCCGGGACGACGAATACGGCGGAGTGCTGTTTTCGCGTGGCGATTTTGAAAAGGTGCGCCTGGCAATCAAGCTGGCGATGGAAGGCTAACGACAAGGGTACCCGGTTGCGCGGCAGTTTGCGCAATCCGCGTTGACCCGCTGGTTATGCGATTTTTCAAGGAGATGACATGATGAATTGTCCAAAATGCGGAAGCGAAAACGTATCAATTGAGAGACGTATTGACGGAATGAAAACGTGCCTCGACTGCGGTTATAAATGGCGCAATGTAGCACAGGCAGGGCACGTAGTAATAACAAGTTGCCACGAAGAACGAAAAAACCGGGATTGCCTCTGTTGTGTCTGCGGAGAAATCCACAAATGCACTCCGTCTTTTGATTTTTACACCACAGACGACCACGGGGAGGCGCTTGTCTGCGAAAGATGTTTTCACGAATACCTCGGGAATCGGCTGAACGCTATATACGATGAACCGGAATGGTGACTAAATGGAAATCACAATCGAAACATACGGAGATGGACACAGAGAAATAACCATCGACGGCAAACGGTATTGGGTAAAAGAAACACGCAATTTTCAATTATCAAGTGTTGGCCCAACCATGGACAAAATCCCCTGTCGGGTGATGGCGTTTAAAGTGGAGGAATCATGCGAATAGTCGAAAACTTTTGTGATGTTTGTGGGCTTAAGGTTTCAAACGCGCTCGGGAATTATCCTGCGATTCTGAACATTGAAAACCCTAACGGTAAATCGTTTTTCGATGTCGGTTTCCGGCATACACAAGGTACACGTCTTGAAATTTGCCATCATTGTATGCACAGCGTATTGAACTATTTAAAAGAAGCGCACACCTATGAAAAAACCATGGTGAAACAATGAAGCAGCGATTTATTTTAGCCCACGACACCGCCCGTCAACGCGCCCTGTCTGCCGTGGCAAATGCGCCGGATGGAATGGTGGTGGATTGCCGGGACGATGAGTTCGGAGGTTGTCTGTTTTCGCGTGGCGATTTTGAAAAGGTGCGCCTGGCAATCAAGCTGGCGATGGAAGGCTAACGACAAAGCGCACCGGCACCTATCGCCGCCGCAAGCCGGAACCGCAAGTGGAAAATTACTGCCCGTCTTGCGGGGGCTATGTGCGGGATGTTGAAAGGAAGGTGGAAGGATGAAAAAGACCGAACAGAGATGGATGAGAGAAAGCAATGGGTATGTGGCCGAAAGGGAGTTTACGCCAAACCCAATGACTATCAAGGAATTTAAACAGTGGTGGAATAGATTTGAGTACAGCGGGAATTACCCAGAACCCAAGACAGAACACATAAATCTTCTTCTTGCCGAACTCACCCGCCTGACCGCCGACCTTGCCGAAGCAAAGGCTTACAAAGATGTAATAGACGAAGCTCTTATCGTAAGCTGTATCGGTGTCGCTAGCGGTGATGCAAGGGCCGATCTGCACAAACTGTTGGTGTGGGAAATTGACGTAGCACTTGACCCACAAGTTTCAAAACGTGCTGCTGGCCTGCTTGCCGAGAAGGACGCGGAGATTGAGCGGGGCAAGACGTACAAGAAAACCCACTCTGAAGAATGCAAAATGATGTTCGCGGAAATAGGCGCAAAACTCCAAGCCGCTGAATCCCTCGCAGCCTCTCGCCTCGCCGACCAGGATGCTATCGAGCGGCATGTGACCAAGAGGGTGGCGGGGGAGATATTGTTGATTATGGACGGTTCGGAGTCCTATGAGGATGCAGTAAGTGAAATCCGCAATCAATACGGGGTGTAGCACAATTCAAAAGGAGGCATTATCATGTCAAGCAAAATCGCAGCATTGGTTGAACAGGCAAAGGCCGAATTAGTTGCTGAGGCGAAAGAAGAACTGGTCTCTGAAATCAAAGTTAGGATCAGGGAAATCCACTCTGCCAGGAAAGTTCTGGATATGTTGGAAACGTCATACGAGAACAGGCTGCGTGAAATGGAAACAGACCTCGAAGAAGTACTCCAGATAGCCCATGAATGAGATCTTGTATGACAACTTTGTGATCCTGAGTGACGGCAAAAGAATGGCCTTTGTCATGCCTGAGAAGCCAATAAGGGTGTATTTGTTTAAAGTGGTGTTTCCGACATGTCTGTCCTTCAACACAATCTGTGAGAGGGTGGACATATCATGCCTAGACTCAGAGCGTCGTCATTATATTCCAAGTCTGATCCACCAAAAAGTAACGATTGAGCTGGATATATCAGGACCAATCACTTCTGGTGGTGAGGAATTACTCAAAGGTTTCACTCCCATTGACTCATTGTCTATCGAAGGCCTGTTGGAGGTGATCCAGGAAAGGATTCAAGAACGAGGTTGATAAAAAGCCCGGTGGAACAGGGGGGACCACCGGGCAAAACCACACAACCTGGAGGGTAGTTGCGTGGTGAACTATTGGTCGATTATAGTTATCACCGTTATCTTCAAACCGCTCGGTGTATTCGGGACCGATACGATATTGACGGAATTGGATGGAAGGGACTCGCCCCATGCATTGTACGCCGTAACGTAAGCTGTTGCAGAACCCGGGTCAAACGTGTATGAAGTAGTAGTAACCGTTGGAGCGACCGTCTTGGTCAACGTTCCATTGATATAAAGTCGGTATTCCTCAGCACCAGTAACAGCTCCCCATGTAAACGTTGCGACATCACCCTGAACCAATACATTCAAATTTGCAGGAGCCACCGAAGTGACAAGGGGTGGGGTGTTCACAGTGTTGCTGAATGGTGACTCACCCCTGTCGTTGAACGCAGTAACGTTGAATGCATGAGCCCCATTAACCACCTTAACTACGCCGGTCAACCCATTGATGACAGCAGTGGTGTCATGAGTGTTATCGACATAGACCTTATACCCTGTTGCACCTTCTGAAGCACCCCAGTTTAGAGTAACCGTCCCAGCAGTAGCCATAGACACCAAACCAATCATCGTGATCAACACAACACCCAACACCAACCAGATAAAATTCCTCATTGCTCTTTCCTTTCTTTGATTATTGGACAATCTGTTGCACAACATGTTATTACATCAACTGCACCAGGACAACTGATATTGATACAATCTGCGTGAGTGATATTCATACCTTCTTCGACTTCCTCATCAGTAGGCATAGTAAACACCTCATCGGAATGGGATTTTTGGGTGGTCTGAATTTCTTTGACCTATCAACCTTTTTACAACCTCTTCCTGGGAACTAACACGCTTTTCGAGGTTGATCATGTACACCACTGACGGCAAACCGAACACAGTAACAAAAACTCCAAGGACCCATAACAAAGCAGTAAGTTTAGTGTTCAAAGAAACCAATAAATCTTGACCTTTCTGATGATAATCACAAACCTCCTTCCCAGAATTCAAGTCCCTGACAACATTCGCCACCAGTTTTGCCAAATCGGTCTCATTCATAAGATGTGGTCTACCATAATCAGGCCTGGTAAAATCATCAAGCATAAGCAACCACCCCCTTCTTTAAGCTGTGATGTCTTATGGTTGGGTTGGAACAGTAGGAGTAAAAACTAGCGGTGGGTACCCATTTGTTATCATCTTTTGCAAACGGGATGCCAAGGTCAAGTCTTCGCAGTTCATTAACAGCAAACTGAGTTTCGAAGAGTTGAGCATCTGCCACGCAAGATATGCTTGGGAAGCCATGAGACAGTCTTGTTGTGGCATCAATCCGGTTCTACAGGCAATAGACACGTCAGTCACGGCAAGGATCTTGATTTGCTGTGTCTTCTCAGCCAGGTTCACCATCTCTTCCGTTGTTTTAATTTGCGTCCCAGTACACCCGAATACGAAAGCCACCATCAACACCACAATAATTCTTTTCATCCTTTCTCTCCTTTCCAATGTGATCCACCAAACACCCTAACTGCATGGTAAGCCAGATTTCTTCTCCACCAAATAACCCCTTCTCTTTCCATGATCCAAAGAAAAATCAGGTCCACGTCACTTCTGGTAAATGTCCTGCAACCACCATTCTGGTAAAGAAAATCGTGAACCAGAGGGGCCGCAATACTAAGTTCGAATGGTGCGATAATTCTCCACAACAAGCGTGGTATTGAAGCTAGATCTGTGATATAACCATCAGGAATCAGCAAGTCAAGGTATATGCCGAGCCTGTTAGTTACCCTGATGGGATAATCTTCCGTACACACCCACTTGCCCATTTCAACATCATACGTAATAGACGGGCTCTTCATATCACACCTTCCAATTACGTGTCACCTTGTTCACGTACACTTGGTTCATGAACTCACCTGATTTGAGTTTGATGGGGCTCCCTGCGTTATACGCAGCGATGACCCCAGGCCAACCATACTTGGTGTAATACTTGTTCATCAACCGAGCAAGGTACTTACACCCATATTTTATACCGGTGTCAACAGTGTGCAAATCAGCAAACGAACCGTTATAACCAAGTTCACGTGCCGTTTGTCCAAGCACTTGCATGGGTCCGTAGGAAGTAGAACGCGCTGTATACTCTGCCTTGGTCAACCGGATACGGTCTACCAACCATTTGAAAAACCCTGGTTCGTACCTTGTTCTTTTATCTGTCCAACCAGAGGATTCGGTCTGAACTATGGCACGAACCAGATCAACAGGAACTCCATATTGTTTTGCGTACTTCTGAACAGCCTGTTCAACTTCGGTCACAAATTTCATATCTTCCTCCTTATATGGCAATGGATAAGTATGGGACTGTGGACAAGTCCTCGGAAACACCTGCTCTGTTAAATGATGCAACTTTAAAATAAAGGGTTGCTCCAGCATCAACAGGTAGGAGTGCATAAGCAACAAAACCGCCATCATATAAAGCGATGAGATCTCCTGTTTCAATATCTCCTGTTTCATGGTATTGCACCGTCCCAGCTTCATCATAAATGAAGTCTGTTAATTTCCATATTCTAGGTGATAGAAGCTCTGCCGTCATGAACCGACAAAATTTATCACCGGAAGAAGTTCTAACCATAAACAAATTCATCATGGGTGTCGCTAGTAATTCAGCAAATGTAAGCGCCGAATTTAGCGTATCGTCCGTGTCCAAAGAGACAATGATATATGGAGGTTCAGATGCAGCAGAAGGCGACGCAGAAGGCGATGTTGACGGACTGTTGGATGGGGAAGAGTCTAAACTTGGGCTGCTACTTGGAGAAGAACTCACACTAGGCGACGCAGATGGACTTGAGCTTGCAGAAGGTGAAGAACTTGCCGAGGTTGAAGGACTGGTACTTGGAGAATGAGATTCGGACGGACTGCTACTAGGTGTCTCTGACGGTGAAGCACTTGGTGATGAGTCTAAACTTGGGCTGCTACTTGGAGAAGAACTCACACTAGGTGATGCCGACGGACTGTTGGATGGGCTTGCACTGTTACTAACTTCGACATTTACGCTCAATACCGTACCAGTAATACCAGATCCATTTCTTGATGCAACAGATTCGTAAGTGCCTCCAGCAGAATAGGATCTATACAAATCAACACCATCCCAAGCCTCGTTTCCTGAGGCTGAATAAGCCACTCCAACTACATTGTCATCTGAATACATGTTAGGCACAACGAAAGCAATTGGGTGTATAACAGATCCAGCAGGATCATTGTAAGCAGGAGCCACAGGTTGTGATGCAGGAAGATAACTTATAACCCAGTTGGCAAACGTACCGGACCCACCAATAGAAGTTATATTGACAGTTAGAGTGTTGACAAAATAGCCAAGTACAGTCCCGTCCATGTAGTTAGAACTGCTCCCAGACGCAGATATGTGTATTCTACCACCTTCAACAAAATCAAGACCATCAGCGACCTGAAAGGACTTTTCCCCAAGACCTATGGTAATTGAAGAAAGTGATACACACGTGATACCTGGTGCATAAACAAACGTATTAACATATGGGTTATCATCCATAGCATCAACAACAATCTGGTAATCCGGTTGTTCTTTGATTGCACCTATCCTCAAGTTTGAAGCATTCATTTCCAAATCAGATTCCGTGAACTCAATTACTTGACCTGGTCGTAAATCCAAGTTCTTCAGACCCAGCTTAAACGAATACGTTTGTACATCTATCAAAGACTTGCGAAGCATTCGGTACGCCATTCGCACTGCTCTAACCCATGTACAGAATCCTTCAAGGTTTGTTGTGACGTCAAGCAAACCATTCTTATCAATGTCAACAACGTCGTCTGCAGTAACAACCCCGGCCACATACTCATCAGATCTTTTGGTGTACTGAACATTCACTCTATTTTTATAATCCTTACCCGCCTTGGAGGTACCAGCCATTGGAAGTTGGTTCGCTATTTTCACCAAGTCAGATGTTCCAAGCCTTGTAACTGGTGTTTCGACCTTCAACTGATGGTGTGCAATCACCCCGTTCAGGTATGTCATATACCCATCATGATGGTTGATTACTGCTTGCAAGGCATCAAGTACACTGACTTGAGAATCAAACACCAACGATACGTAGAGGTCATTATCCTCACAATATTTCTGTGAAACAGTAGCAGCAGCGTAGTCCCAGACAGAATCATCAAGACCCAAACCGTAGAAATTATTAGTCAGGATGTCCCAGGTTATTGCTTGAGGGAGAACATCTTGTGGATTGCTGACAAGATCTATATAGATATTAAACAACTGAACCCGCTCATTTAAAGCATCAGCAACCCACATTATGGCACTTGTGCCGGTTCCGTGTGCACTCAGAAGGTGTGCACCATTGAATAAACCAGCCCCAACACCCTGACCTCCAGAATGATAAGCAAAAGTTCCAGTCCGAGACCATACAGACAAACGATTATTTCCAGAATCCATGATGCATACATGATTTTCAACTGAATACGTTATAGAGGTCGGATTATCAAATTCCCCATCGTCTTGTCCATACGAACCAAATTGACCATCATATACTAAACTAGCACCCAGTCGTTGAATTCTATTATTACCAGAGTCAACAATGTAACAGTAATCGGAAGTTGAATTCCAAAACACATCATTAGGACTGTTGAATTGTAGATTGCCGGAACCGGTACTACCAAAAGACTGCAAATAATTCGCATTCAGATCATACATATCGACGCAATCATTCTCTTTGTCAACCACGAGAATATATGAGTCATTGATACAAATACCCCCACATCTACCAGTAGCATGATTCAATGCAAATCGTGATACATAAACTCCTGCTGTTGTAAATATAGATATGTATTGAGATCCAGCATCAGTAACATAAACGTAATCCTCCTCTGCACTGTTAGCTCCAACCTTGACAGCATAAGGATTTACGAATTCTCCTTCTGCTGGACTTGTCGGGTTGACTGCAGGGCTTCCAAATTCTATAGTTTCTCCCCCAGCATCAGGATATATCTTACAAATCCCATCTTCGTAGAAAGAAACAAAAGTGTTATACCCTGAATGGTCTACTCCGTATGGTCTCATGCCGATGCCCCTTCACTTATTGGCTCTGAAGTCAAAAAATGTGATCTGTAACTTGTAATGGTGTCGATGGACAAGCACCCGCTGACTTCAAACGTAAAATTTGGTATGTAGGGTGATTTACCAAGATCGTAATTTGGAAATACGACCCAGCACAAACCTTTATATGCAGGAGGCCTATCAAGAAATGACGCCATATGAGAATCTGGTTCAGTTTGTAACCCATTATAGATCCTGATATCGTCATCTTCTATCATCTGAGCAAGATCTCGTTCCTCTTTTCCGACCCACAATCTTGTAACCTCCATACCGGAATATTCCCCGTTAGAGGCTGCTGTGTTTAAACACAAACCCCAAGCCATCGAAACTGAGTAGGTGTAAACCTTGACTTTCTGCTTTCCAACCTTCTTTTTCTTGACATGAACAACGTAATTTCCATACCACAAACAATTTCCACAAACCTTACGAGTGCCATAAATTACAGGAATCACACCACCGTACTGGGAAGTCTGGAACTTCAATGTGTCTGGTCTTGGACTAGCTGCGGTAGTTGGAAATAACGCTGTTCCAATACCAGCAATAACAGCAAACGCAAACGGAGCTGCATAATACTGTTGAAAAACACATAGTATTATTGCAACAATCGCTGCGACAACGAACGAGAATATCTGACCAAGATTACTCATACCAATGTTGCTCAAACACTGTTATCACCGGAACACCGTCAATGATTCTGAACAAGAATCCTGTTGTATCCAACGGGTAGGTTTCACCCATACGCAGAACTCTATGCTCCATATCTTTGGTCAAGTTCCAGGTTGAAGGAAGGTATATACTTCTACCTTGTATGGTCCTGGCGGTATACCCTGCAAATGAAGTATCCTCGTACCAACTTATGTTACCGGCAGCATCACTATACGCTGGCTGATACGTTATTGGTGGTCCTTCATCAAACCATGGATAAGTGTCGATGTATGTTTCTGTGTCAGAATACGGTGATTCCTCAACCCATACATCAGGTGGATTACCAAGATCGGTGTAGGAACCATCAATTGCCATCTGCCAGAAATCGTTCAAACTATCAGTAAAATACATATGAACAAGATCAGTTATGAAACCGTTAGCCATGACATTCTCACCAACAGTTTCATACGGCCAATCATTGTCTTCAAATACAGACAAACCTGTTAGAGCAGACAAAATAGTCAAACCAGCAGGAGGGCCAGACCAGCCAATGAATACGTGATTGTTGTCAACTACTATTAAAGGTCCATCAGCCGACGTTGGTCTATTTATTACTGTTGTCCATGCTGTGGAGTAATCAGTGTTGATCCTTGTTACCCGATACGTTGAATCGTCAATCAGACCACCAACAATAATTATTGCCTCTTCGGTAATAGAAGATTCCTCATCAACAACTGGGTCGGAAGTCAAGAAATGTGACCTGTAACTTGTTATTGTGTTTATGTCTAAAGTTCCACCAACCTCGAAAGTTAGGTTGGGTATGTACGGTGAGTTTCCAAGACTAAAATTAGGCAGAACTACCCAAACCAACCCTTTGTAAACAGGTGCCCTGTCAAGAAAAGAAGACATATGAGAATCTGGTTCAGTTTGTAATCCATTGTATATACGAATGTCGTCATTGGCTATCATATCCGCAAGGTCGAGTTCATTCTTCCCAGACCACATCCTTGTTATCTCAAGACCAGCGTATTCGCCGTTGGCATTAGCGGTATTCATGCAAATACCCCAAGCTAATGAGACAGTGTAGGTGTACCCAGTGGTTGAACTTCCACCACTCTTCCCACCCGAAGACTTCTGTTTGTGTGATTGGTAGTTATCATACCACAAACAGTTTCCTGACATCTTCCTGGTGCCATAAACAACTGGGATTGCCGTACCATAACTTGACGTCTGAAACTGAAGCTCCGCTGGTCTGGGTTGTGCTACCTTCGCCGGAAACAAAGCGGAACCAACACTAGCTATGGTTGAAAATACTGCAAAACCAAGAGCCCAGTTCTGGGTTAGGTAGCCAACAACAATACCAACTATTGCGGCAACAACGAATGTTATTATCCTACCTGCATTGCTCATTGAATCTCCATGCAGAATCGAATTTCTCTGTCAGGTTATCAACATTGACAATGACCACGCCATTCTGAATGTGACTATGAACCAGTTTCCTATTTCCAAGGTACATACCGGCATGATTCGCACAACGACCGTAAGTGAAGATTAATATATCCCCCACCTCAATATCTTCGAACTTGACTTCGGTACAATAATCAGCAAGACCTTGCTTCAAAATACTTATGTCATTATGCAAAGCGTAATCTGAAGCATATTTGGTTGTCTTGAAATTCTTGGGAAGCCACCCAAAAGAAATGGCTAGGGCGACAACAAATTGCAAGCAATCTGCACCATACCCCTTCATGGCGATCCCATGTTTCCAAGGAGTGAACGGTTTCAGCCATGAATTCACTTCTTTCATAATCTGTTCTTGTGTCATACCAACCCCCATTAGTATAAGATCATCTCTGGTTTCGGGATATATTCAAACCCAAAGAAATTAGCATAATTATCGAACTTGTTGGCACATGTTTGACCTGTTCTATCACAGCCCCAATAGACTGTGAAAGTATCATCAGTTTCAACTTCCTCAGGAAATGGTGTTATCAGGGTAACGTACCCATCAAAATGCTCAACAACCATTCTGGAAATATCATCATTGTTGCCAGAAGTCATAAGCAATTCCCCTCGAACCCACCATCCCTGTCTCCTATTAGAATACGCAAAGACAGTAGAGTATATGGTGACAACAGTGCTATTTGCCCCGACTACCCCGTTCTGACTGTAACTTTCTTTACTCAACCCACAACGAACGTCAAACAATTTGTGCTGACAATACTCTGAATATACAAGTTTAGGGAATTTGTCATTCAGCTTATCCAGTATCGACCCAACCGATATGGTCATGGTACCTTGGTCATATGATATCCCACCAGTCAGGTACCCATCAAATCGAACGACCGCATTAGCAAGAGCCACATAATCAAGAAGTAATATGCGAACTCTCATATAGCGGAAGTACCCACGCTTAATTATCTGTGGTATAGTGAGTTGGTTGCCACCTATTATGACACCAACCACACCCATAGTAATATCAACCTTGTCTGCTTGAAGATTCGAATGGTAAGCAATATTGCTGCGACTCATGGGAATTGACTGGTACGTTCTCCCAAGATAAGTTATATTCGTACTATGTGGTGTGAAATACGCAGTCAACCCATTCGTCAACTGCAACTCATAGATCTCAGTCAACGTATTTCTAATGTTAGTTAAGTCCATCAGGTCACCACCTCATTCACTTGGATGAATGTCACTTCATTTAAACTGTACAACTCGTACTCAAAATACTCAAAATCATATGAATCTTTCTCAAACCGAACAACATACAATGTGCCGTCCTCATCGTACAAGTTGAATGCCTCATATGCCCCTTTTCTGGCAATAAAGAAATTAATCACCAACTGATATTGAGCTGGAGTTAAAGCATCCAACACAGCTTTTATCTTGTACCTAGGGTTTGGCTCCAGGCTGATCCTTTGCTCTACCGCCGCACCATAGTTGATAATAACAGTGCTAAATTGTGGGGTTTTTACCAAAGGAAAATTTATAGGTACATCAGGAAAGTCAGCCATTATCCCATCCTCCTAGCTGGCGAATTATCAGATATCAAACTTCCCATAGCACTTGCCACGGATTCTCTGTTCTGCATCAGATAGGCGTGGAAACTTTGTGCGTCGAGGGCATGAACATTCCAATGGTGAACGTGGGTAACGTTGTTTTTATTTTTGGTATTACCCCTATCAGTTTTGACACCAAGCTCACCTTTGCTGTTTCTAGACAACGGCAAAATAGCTTCAGGCCCAGCCTCGCCCATGACACCGGCTCCAGATGCGAAGGCAAAGAATGTTGGCTTGGTAACTACACTATTTGAGTGGGCTGATAAACTCGGGCTGTCAAATGTTCCACCCTTCTTCCACCCGCTCATCAACCCCCCAGCAATGCCTCCCCACGTATCAACATTAACCCCACCGGCACCACCGCTATAGTAAGAGCTTATTCCACCAATAATACCAGAGATGACCGATCCCCAGCCGCTTCCACCTCCTCCACTCCAGCTATCCTTACCCATCAACGAGGCCATGGTCATCTGAGCCATGATATCTGCTATGATCTTCAGAACAGCCTGTCCAAATTGTGTAAACACATCCATCAGGCTGTCTATCTTGCCTTGTAACAGTGCCCCGAATGCATTGGATAATGCGTTCTCGGCAGCACTCATATAATCATTCAACGTCTTAGCACCGAGCTGGTACAGGGACAAGATCTTTTCTTGTTGGATTTTAACTGCATCAGAAAAACCTTGCCCGAATGTTCCTCGAAGCTCCCTGACTATTCTGATCTGTTCCTGCAAACTGTTGTTAGTCTGTTGTATCTGGGAAGTAAGAGCCAAGTATGTCCGCATTCCTTCTGATGAACTTGTTTCTTGAGCAGCTCGTCTGGTTTCAAGAATAGCGAGTTCCTGAGCATATATATCTTGGCGTTTCTGCGCGGCATCTGCGTTAGAAATAGAATATGTTGTTTCAAGGGCTGAGATTTTTTGTAATTCAATCTCATACGCACTCAACTTATTAGTCATCGCTTCATCAAGATCTTGTTGTCGTGCCTTGGCAATGGCTATTTTATCGAGCATCTCAAGTTCTGCCTGCAACGCCTGAGCCTTAGCATCTCCACCTGATGCAGCAGAAACAACACTCATACGTTCTGCACTTTTCTTGTCCTGCTCCACCTTCAGTTTTGCCGCTTCTTCATACTTTCCTTTGTACTCCAATATCTGAGCTGCGACGTCTGTATAAGACTTCGCCAGTTCTTCATTCGATTTACGCATTTCATTATCATACTCAATCTTCTTCTGTGCCAACTGTGATTCAAGATCATTTATCTTAGCGAGGTCCTGTTCCACTTTCGCACGTTCTTGGAATGTTCCAGCGACTGCACCTTTCTTGCCAGACAACTTCTTGACTACAGCTTCACGTTCCACCATACGAGCCTTGACTTGCTCGAGTTCTTTCTGCGTTCCAGCGGTTTCAAGTGCATATTTCTGATCAAGATATGCTTTCGTAGATACCAGACCTTGTTCTTTCTGAGTATTGAGCAATGCCATTCTTACTGCATTAGCATTTCTGAGGATGGTTAATTCTTTCTCTTGGGCCGCTTGGATATAGGTTAGACGAGCGTCAGCGTCTGATTTTGCAGAACCACCACCTTTTCCACCCGTCCCTCCACCACCTTTCGGGGGTTCTATAACTGGGACAGCAGCAGGCTCTTTTCCAACTCTTGGACCCGCCATCTGTTCATTCGTCTGCTCAAAGAAAGATTGTGCATAGAAGTCATCAAGTTTCTTAACCTGCTCCTGACCATTCTGCCACTCACCCTTGATATTCTTCCACGTCGTTTTTACATTGTCAACCATCCCACCAAAGTCGCCACTAAAAAGGGTGGACAAGTGGGTTCCATACCCACTCATTGCAGATTTCACCATGTTGAAACCAGTAACACAATATTGGAACAGTTTGTGAAGAGACGCAGCTAACGCCACCCCAAACAACCGTATAGTTTCGAACTTTTCAGCAAGAACCTTACCTATCTGCCACCCAGCGAAAAACGCAATCAATACCGACCCAGCAATTTTTACTTTACCCATTGCATTAGCAGCCGCCCAACAAGCCGAAACAGTTTGAGTTCCCATCACCAGTGCGTACGTTCTGGCTATTACCGTAGCACCCACCATTTCTTTCGAAGCGAGAGCCATCTGCACTTGATAACGAGCCAGGGCTATACTAGCAGCGGTGTATATTGCCGGGGCCACCTTGAAAACAAGAAAGTAAGCAACAGCAACTTTTGCCGCAGCAACCATGACTGTCATGCTTGTTTTAATAGCTGATGCAATCTGGTCGCTATTCTCTTTTATAAAAGATACGAACTCACGTCCACTTTCGGTTGCCTCTTTATAAACGTCAGCAAAAACGTTTCTTTTCAACTGGGTCATTGCCGTATCCCATGAGGACTTGACAGATTCCCAAGAATTCGCAATGTCAGGAGCCGCAGCCTTGACACCAGCAAGGTACGGTTCTATCCTCTGCCAGAAATCACCATGCTCTTTTCCAAGTTTAACGATATCTTCCAGGCCATTCTTGTATTGTCCAGAAGATTTTGCCATCTGGTCTATCTGTTGTGCCACAACGGCGCCCATGCGAGCTTCACCGGACATCAGTGCGCGCATTTCCTGTCGTATCTGCATGCCTTGATTCTGACCTTGCGTATACATAGCAACCATGTTGGACAAGGCTGCAAATGATTCCATCTCTTTCTTGTTATTCGTATCGATGACTTGACCTTGCATAATCATCGTTTCCGCCATTGCCTGCAAACCTTCCGAATTTGCAAACGATATATCATCTATCTTACGAAGTTCTTCTGCAAGACCAACAGCGTATTTTTTGGCTTCTGCGTACTTAGCAGCAATGTTATCCGGACCTTGCGTGGTTGAGATCATAGAAGCCATTTTAACTGTAGACAGGTGTAAGTTGTCAATGGCTTCTATGCCTGCGTTTACTTGCCCGATAAGATAGTCTGCTGTGAAACCAACACCAAGCAGACCAAGTGCGGTCTTCGCCATATTTGCCGCACCGGTCAACTTGGAATTAATACTGGTGGAAAGATCGTTGATAACACGTTCGGAATCTTTTGCCCCAGATTTGAGTAAAGAGTTATTCAATCCCACCTGTGCCCACAAGGTTCCGATATTCATCTAACTCTCCTTCTTCTTGATCTTTCTGGCACCCAACGCCCGTGCTATCATTTGTATCTTGTCCGACATCGTAACGTTAGAATCTACTTCTTTCATCTTGAATTCTGGAACGAAATCGTTTGGAGAAAATGCGTCAGTCTTCTTACTCCTGTTGACATTAGCAATCGTACTGGCAACCACCCCAGCCCGAATATCATCTCTCCACGGTCCGAATGGTTCTACTCGATCGTAAGCAATCCATTCTAAAAATAGACGGGATGACATGTTCGCCAACATCCCGTCCACGTCCCATGTTCCAACCGCCAGAGCTAGTTTGAAGGCGAATCTTCGCTCTGGTCGGTCACGAAGTTTTTTTCCAGGAACTCTACGCCTCCACCATTGAGTTTGGTATCAACAGCGAGTACACGTTGAAGGGCTTTCGAGCTTTTCTTGGCGAGGTCCGGAATATCACCAGGTGTGAACAGAAGATTTCCTTCATCATCGCACATACAAAAAGCGGCACGTTTCGCCCTGTAATTGGTCATGTCCATGATCGGTTTGCCTGGGTTTCTGGCATCCATGATCGTTTTGTCGAACTCATCCTGTTCCTTGGCTGACAGAGCCTTTACCATTACGTAAGCTTCAGGATCTCCGCCCGCCCATTCAGGAACGAAAACCTTTTCCATCTGAATGTCGTTTGTTGCCAGAATCTTTTCTTTTGACAAGCATCCCATGATACTATCCTCCATAGTATTGAAGTTTGGAGGGGCCGATAAGACCCCTCCGTTGTTGTGTTGTTACGTTGACAGAGTTACTTCGCCGGAAATCTTGATGGTGCAACTTGCCGTGACTTTGTCGTCGGTGGGGATCTTCAGACCCAACGCCGTGACGAGACCGGTGAATGAAAGAGCGGTAGCACCGGCATCAGGAAGAACGATCTTGTAGTCCCTCGGGTCAGAACTCTCGAAATCGGACTTCAGGTCGTCATACCCGTCCATAGTGAAGTTCATTTCCAGCTGAAGTTCACCACCATCACGAAAGCCACCGATGAACGTACGGTAACCACCCTCTGTGTCCAGGGCTGTGGTGTCAATGGTATTCCGACTCATGTTCGGACCGGAAATGTCATTGATTTCACCAATTGCCGTAAATGTAGGACTCGACAACATGTTCGACCGTTGCAGCTCAGCTCCAACTCCTGCGATAGCCATGATTTACACCTCCTTTTACGATGTTTTCGACCTGTGTATTCTCAGGTTCAGAGTAAACAACCACCTGTTGCT